CTTGATTACATTACAACCATCGACGATCACCACTTCTACAAATGGGGAAAATAGTACCCCAATTATAACAAAGAAACGTTTTTCGACAATGGTTGAAGATAAAGTAAAAGAACTAACAGTTCCTTATATTGATGCAGTACTTATTGTATGCGAAGAACGTGAGTTACCACCTGAAGATATTAAGCGCTTATTGAGTCCAATCATTATAAGTAAGATTGAAGCTGAAGCACTTGAAATGAATGCAATAAAAGGCGGAGGAGCCAGACTTCCCATATGAGTTTGCACTATGATAAATTCGACTTAATAGAGATGCTTGAAAACAGAGTATATACTATTACTTACATGGATGAAAAAGACATGAAGGTAAAAAGGTGTTTAACTCTTAATCGAGATATCATCGGCCAGCTTGATGCAATGCCTGCTGGATTTCATAGTCTAATGGATGCAGCAGATCATTCACATGAATCGTTTGCTGCTCTTGACGTATACTCCAAAGAATGGCATATAGTATACATCGATCGTGCAATTAATATGAGAGAACACCGGTATGAGAATGGAACCCTTTGAAGCTTACAGATATTATCAGTCTTTGAAGCTGCATTTTGAGAATGAGTCTTATAATGCACCAAAGTATAATTATAAAACATCTGCTAAACCACAAACCTTTTGGAAACGTAAAGACAAATACTTCTTTGCAAAGGTTGGTAGAATGTTTGATACACCACCCGAGCTAATCAATTACTATGCTGCACATTTTGTTGCAGATAATAATTGGGTTGGCGATATGCTTAGTGATGAACAGGTATATCGTGATTGGCAAAAAAGAACAGAGTCCATGGGATATAACTTTCAACAAGATCTTGAGAAAGTAAACGTTGAAAGTTTTGACCAGCTGTTCGATCTTGGCAACCAATATCCAAAGGTTGTCGAAGCCTACTTATCTAATGATATAAATATAGAGTCAGTTGCTATTCTAAATAAGTTAACTAGCTTTATGAGTAGGGCGGACAAGACGGTTTCGGATCCTATATTGTGGCCAGATGTGTCACGTAAGATCCGGAAATATAGCTTATTGATGAACGTGAATACAGATAAAATGAAAAAAATTATCTTTAAAGTGTTTACATCATAGGCGATATGTGTTATAATAACCATATCAAATCACATAAACATACACTGCAATACAAGGAAAATATAAATGTCTTTTGCAAATCTAAAACGTAATCGTACTGATATCGCATCACTTACAGCAGCAGCTGAGGCTGTCGGTGGTTCACAAAAACAATCATATGTTGATGACCGATTCTGGAAACCAACTGTTGATAAAGCTGGTAATGGCTATGCTGTTATTCGCTTCTTGCCTGCACCCACAGGTGAAGATCTTCCATGGGTCCGTTACTGGGATCATGGTTTTAAAGGACCAACTGGTCAATGGTATATCGAAAACTCTTTGACTACTATTGGTAAAGACGATCCTGTTTCAGAAATGAACAGTGTTCTATGGAATTCTGGTCGTGATGAAGACAAAGAAATTGCACGTAATCGTAAACGTCGTTTGCATTATGTGTCAAACATTATGGTTGTATCTGATCCATCTAATCCTTCCAATGACGGTAAAGTATTTCTTTATACGTTTGGTAAGAAAATCTTTGATAAGATTATGGATGTTATGCAACCAGCATTTGCCGATGAAACTCCTGTAAATCCTTATGATTTCTGGGAAGGCGCTGACTTTAAACTTAAGATCCAACAAGTTGCTGGATATCGTAACTATGATAAGTCTGAGTTTGCTGGTCAACGTGCATTATATGATGATGATGCTAAACTTGAGTCTGTATATAATACTCTGTATAGTCTAGCTGAGATTACTGATCCTAAGAACTTTAAAACTTATGATGAGCTCAAAGCTAAATTGAATCGAGTTCTTGGTGAAGAAGGAGCAGTAATGACTACTGCGGAAGCTGTATCTCTTGATGAAACTGCATCAGCTCCAACGTTTAATACTGCACCAGAACCTGCACCTCAGCAACCTAGCTTTACGCCACAGGCTGCTGATGATACAGATGATGATGATTCATTATCGTATTTTAATAAGCTAGCTAATTCTGCTTAACTTAAAAAGGGAGCTTCGGCTCCCTTTTTTTTAATTTGAATTTGCACCAAGAAATTGTTCATAATTGTGTATAGCAAGTCCTTGAGCAGTCATTCCAGCAGCGGTACCTCCTGGTTGTAATGACATAGCATTTAATACAGCAATATTTTGGCTGGTATCTGTAATAGTATCTCCGCTCATATTCATTTGAGAGAACGGATGAGCATTTTTAATTTCTTCTCTTTTTTGTTCCTCATTTAAATTTTGCATTTCATCACCTATAGCATTAACATTTTCTGCTACACTGTTTATAGTAGGAAATTGTAAAGTTCCACGAAGCTTCTTCATTCTCTTTTCTACTTCGGTTAGAGGCATATTCTTAAGTCCAGGACCAAAGTCTAATGAGTCATATGCATCAAACCATCCTTCACCAATTGGTCCACCATTATACATCTTGTCGACTAATGGTATAGCAAATGCTACTGATTGACCTAGAGTTCTGAAAGTGTCTTTAAGCTGATCAAGGTTAATGCCTTCTAAGTTTTTCATTGAATCCCCGAGGAGACTTAGTGAAGTTGTCAATTGCTCTAGAAGAGTAAATTGTTTAGCATCTATACTATTTAACGGCTCAAGCATATCAACAACTTGTTGAACTATACCTTTCTTTTCTTTTTCATCTTCATTTCCAGTTATCCAATTCCATATGCCTTTCACGCCATCAGTGATTGTACTAGTAAGTGAAGAAAGACCATCTGCTCCAAGTAATGCTAACATACCTGCTGTAGCGCTTACTAGTGCAGGGCCAGAACTTTTTAAATTTGCAAAATCAACTGTTGCTAATTCTTTTAGACCAGCAGCGGTGTTAACCATTAACTTTTTAATACCACTTCCATCAGCATCCATCCAATCTAAAGCTGCATCTCCTAATCCTAGACCAACAAAGAATGCACCTAAACCTGCACCAAGTAGACCTAACCCTGTTGCACCAGCTGCAACTCCAACTACTCCAACACCAGTAGCTGCTAGTATTCCTGTACCAGCCATTGCAGTTGTTAATACTGCTAGATGTGAACCAGAAAAAGCTTTTAAACCATCGGCTAGATTTGTCATTAAAGATTTTAACTTGCTTCCGTCAGTATTCATCCAGTCTAGGCCTTTATCTCCAGCACCTAAAGCTACAAAGAAAGCTGCAATACCTGCACCCAAAAGACCCATACCAACGGTAGCCTTAGCTGTAGCACCTACTCCAAACAGAGCTGTACCTGCAGCACCAGCCATCATAGTTGCTAGAGTACCAAACACTTTATCATCGGCAACAAGGGCAGACATGCCTTCAGAAAAGTTAACCATAAGAGGTTTAAGCTTACTTCCGTCAGTATCCAACCAATCAGCTGTACCATCAGCGGCGCTTAGTCCTACAAAAAATGCAGCAAGCCCTGCTGATATTGCTGCCATACCGATTGTTGCTTTAGCTGTTTTACCTATTCCAAATAAACCTCCTGCTATAGCTCCAACTCCTAATATAGTAGCCATACCCTTCATAGCTTTTTCATCAAAATTTGCAAAGGTATCGCTTATAGATGTTGCCATTTTTGGTAGGTTAGTATAATCGGTATCCAACCAAGCCATAGTTTTATCGGCAGCTGCAAGTCCTACAAAGAATGCAGCAAGACCAAGACCTACTGCTCCCATGCCCATACCAGCTGCAGCACCACTTAATCCGGGTACAGCTCCGGCTGCAGCGCCAAATCCAAGGACTGCGCCTAATGCAGCAAGGTCTCTAGTTTCAAAGCTAGCTAAACCTTCAGAAAGATTTGTTAAAAGTTTTTTTAGGTTACCGCCTTCTCCAAAGCTTTCCATAATAGCTTCAGCACCTGATAAACCCATAAAGAATGCGCCAAGACCTGCACCTGCAGCTCCTAGTCCGACTCCTGCGCCAAGTAAACCAACGCCTAACCCTGCCATACCTGTAGTAGGCAATGAAGCTTTATTATTGATAATATCATTAGACGTCGCACCATTGCGGGCCATTTGTTCTAGAAGATCTATTTGCTTTTCATCACGACGGCCTTGTTCACGCTTATCTTCTTTATCAGACAGCGAACTCTTTCGAGAATCTTCTAAAATCTCTTTAACACTTTTAATAGAGTGCGTACCAGAGTTTCGACTTAAGTCTCCCTCTGCACGCAGCCTTTTAATTACATCGCCTAAAGTTGTATTATCTTCTGCCATTTTGTAACCTTATTTCTTTTGTTGTCTTCTTTGGTCTTCGACATCCTTCAAGTGGTCAATTAACATAGCAACATAGATCTCCCTTTCCCAAGGTATTAGACCATCTAATTCTGTCAAACTATATCCATGATGTTGTATCATATTAAAATTAGTTTTATAATAGTTGACTAGATTCGTATGAGAAAGGGCTAGCCGAAAAAATTCATCATTCCTTTTAATTGTGTATCATGATCATGTCCACACTCTTCGCATTTATATTTTAAATTCACAAACGCTTGAGGAGAAGAATCTAAAAAATCTTGAATTAATTTAAATTGTGCTGTGTTCAACGATTCAATAAATTCAGTAAGCTCTAATTTAGTATGAGCATCAGCTTGATACAAATTATCGCCATCATAAATGCTTTCAATTGAAGAAATAATAATTGCAAATATGGTATCTACATTACTTAAACTTTCTTCATTCTGAATGTCGGTATAATCATTCATCGAAGGAAATTTCATTACTAACCCGGTAGTAGGGGTTAATTCGATTTTTGTATCAGGTAAATCAGTTATCGATACTTCTTCTAAATTAACTTTAGTTTTATTATCAGCTTCACACTTATCGCATTTTACTGATACTTCAGAGGTTTCGCCTACAGATTTTGCTCTTAATTTGGCAAAGATATACTCAACATCAAACATCGTTAACTTAGATGTTTTTACATCTGTAGTACACGACTCAATAATATCTAGTAGAGCCTTTGACATACTCTTTTGATCTTCTGATTCCATAGCAATCATCAGAATCTTTTCTTCACGTACTAGGTACGGTCTATATGTAATCTCAGTACCGGTTGATGGTATCTTCAAATCATACTTTGGGGTATTAAGCTTTGGTAAAGCCATTTCACGTCACTCCTAAAAAATTTTACCTATGTTTCTTACAAGGTTAACTGAATTACTTATAAGATCACCAGCTCGGCTTGCTAGCTCTTTAAATCCATCAACAGCTCCTACTTCTTCCCAATCATCATAAGATAAAGCAATACTACACCGTAATGTTGTATTTTCTGAAGAGTTAGAGAGTTCAATTGAACTTAATGTTGTTGGATACGCGTTAGTTAGTTTTATTGTTTTTATTGGGATATAATCAGTATTTCCCATAACTTGAATAATGACATCTGTTCCTATATCATCTAGATAAGATACACGCCTATCGTTTGAATCAATAATAAACTGTTGCCACGAATTAAAAAAGTTCCATGCGTACATATCATTTGTCAGATGGAACACTAGATTCACATCTTCGTTCATATATGCATATGGCTTTTTAATTGCTTTCATATCAGTGTAATGTTCTTGTGTTACAATTTGTCTACCAGGAATGGTGACTGATTCACATAGAAGATACATATCACGAGGATCTTCAATAAAGCTCTGCAGGGATAAGCTACCACCGCTAATAAGCGATCTTGCAGCATTTGTTACAATACCTTCAAGATCAGTATTAATTAATGATGGCTTTTTTCCAGGATGAGAAATATACAAAGCAAAGCGATTTGCTTTTGCTAGTCCACCTCTACGGCCAATGGTAGCTTTTAATGTATCAATGCCTGCTGGTAATGTCATTTATATCATCCTCTTCGAAGCGCCCCAAACGTGCGTCTTATTCTTGCCACGGAACTGTTCAGTTGGAAGGAAGATTGCTATGTCCCACTCAGGTGGCTCTACACGTGCAACATTACCTTCAATACCTTTAGTTAGGTAGCGTTTAAAACATGGTTGAAATTCACGATATTTAGACACAGACTTAAGTATGTTATAGTTAACATTTAGTCTTGTTGTTTCATCAAATTTATTATTGTTTGCAGTTTCCATCAACTTATCAAGAAACTTTGCACGAAGCATAGGTGAAAGATAATGCAGATTTAATCCATAAAATCCATCACGTGTAGGCTCAACCATAATAGCAAGAGGGAACGCATCATAGTAAGGTAATGTTTTACGATGTTTAGGATCGTAAAAGTACATATACATATCACCAGGTACAGGCCGTTTCTTTCTTTCTAGTGCAGGATCTCTAAGTAATTTTCTGCGATTCACGCTTGATAGTTCTTTGGTCTTACCTCGAAACCATCTACGTGCTTCTAAAGATCTAGCCTGCAAACCTTTACGGTATGCTTCAACCTCTAATTTGTGAAATAGTGAATTTTCCATACTACTATTTATACATTATTTCAGGATCTTTATGCCCATAGATTTAAGAACATCTTCATGCCATATTACAAAATGCCAACCACGATTAGCACAAAACTCTTCTGCTGCTTCCCACTTTGATTGATTCTTGATATATGTCATTGCTTCTGATATATACCTCTTTGATCTGCGAGATGCCGGTTTTGGTGGCATAGTTTCTTTCTTAGGTTTTATCTCGACCAGGTATGTTGCACCAGTTTTATCTTTATAATATACATCTACAAAGTAACGGTGCATTCGTTTATCGGTTGCACAACGATATGGGATCACTACTTCTTCTGAGTTCCATTCAACAATATCAGGGTTTGCATCAATCCATCTAAATGTATTTCGCTCCCACAAAGATCTATATACTATTGTAGTAGGATCTCCTTTATACTTTTGTGGGTTTTTAGGGCGATATTTTCCCTTGTATGTCATTCTGGGCATATAAATAACCTTATAAGATTTTAAACTCTATGGAGCTATTTATGGCACTTCGATATCCACTTAAACAGGCACCTGGTGCACCCTTTGTATTATTCACATCGCATCGAGCTAAGTATGTAAAAGGCGCAACGGAAACTACAAGCGTGGATGGTAAGTCAGTAGCTCTTTATATGCCTCCGGGATTTCAAGTGTCAGATATTATGAGATATGACCAAGGCGCTGGAGGAGTAGCAAGTAAGCTAATTGAAACATATCTTGATGATAAAAGAGACGGAACAAATAACTTCGGTTCTTACAATACTAAAGACATAATGGATGTGGCTGAAACATTTGCAGGAGGAATTACGCAAGCTGCCGCAGGTGCAGCAGCTACTGCGATTGGTGGGAAGATAGGTGGTGCATTGGGTTTAATAGCTTCTGGTGGTATTGCCAATTCAATAGCTTCAGTAAGATCTAAGCGAAGACAAACTTCTTTAAACCCACAAGAGTTTATGCTATTTAAAGCACCTAATGCAAGACAATTTTCGTTTTCTTTTAATATGATGCCACGGTCATTAGAAGAATCACGTCAATGCGAAGGTATTATTAAATATTTTAGACAACGAATGTATCCAGTTGTTGATGAAAAGGATTTAGTATATAATTTTCCAGAGGTGTTTACTATCAGGTTTGGAAAAGTAAGCGGTATACCCAAGATTGCAGAATCCGCATTGACAAATGCTACTACATCATATAATCCTAATTCTATGTCATA